TCTTCTCTATCCATGATTCTTCTCCTTTAGCTTGGCTTCGATATATCGGGCAAAAGTCGTATCAGTCCAAGGCGCAGTCCAATCTCGTTTGTGACGAACACTGTTTATTTCCTCATCCGTCAACCCAACCCATTGCTTTTGTGCCAATCGGCGCAGTTCGACGGCGGCTTTGCGCCCGTTGTGGTTACTGATTCTGCCTTGCGTGAATTCGTCATCCAAAGCATCAGCCAGCCGCAAGGCTTCGGGTTGTTTCATAGCTTCTCTGCTCATTGCATAGCCCCCTTTGACATAGAACGAACATAAAAATGAATCTCTATCGCTCTATGCAGCTCCATCTCATCAACCCCTGACAACTCGCAAAGTATTGGCAGGTAAGCAACATGTCTTGCTAGTTCTTCCTGCCATCTCTCCACCATAGCTAAAGACTCTTGCTCAACGTCTCTTAATAGTCTTTTCTTTTTCAATTTAGTCTCCACAAAAGCAAGCCATAGCTTCTTCATCATCGCTAAACATGTCGGTTTGTTGCTCGCTGAACTTGAGCATCTGCGCGTAAGACGGTCTATCGGATCGGAATACTGCACCGCTTGGCTTGGATGCCAATGCCAATGCCAATGCCTCCATCTTTACCCACCAGGTGGCTCGCTCTGGCTTCTCTTTAATCAATGTGAATATTTGATTCGCAGGCTTTAAGAAACAAAGATCACAGTTGCCAGCGAGTGTTTTGCCTTTGTAGGTTGGCAGGCCAAGATTGAACGGTTGTTGCCTCCAGAATAGGTCTATGTCGTGAATGCTTACACCAGCACTAACCAACGGCGTTCTGGAGCGGTCAATCTTTGCGGCCCTTCTCATCTCATCTGCTCTAATGCCAACCCAATCTGAAGTCTCGTTATGTTCCCATCCAAGCGACTTTAGGTATTTGTGAATAGTCCTGATCTTAAGTTCAGTGGTGCAAAACCTGGTTACCGCATTAGGCAGATACTGTCGCTTTCTAATCAGCGCTTCATAAGGCTCACCTTCTCTTGCAGCCGATCTGAAGTCAACTCGTTTGAACATGGGGATTTCTGACATGTATTCGAGCCAGTGAATCTCCACATTCCAGCGCTCCGAGCAATCCTCAATAAACTTTAATGTCGCTTCTTCTTCCTTGCCGGTATTAGCAAAGCAGACTATTGCTTCATCGGGTAGTCCACCATTGGATTGCAGGACACGCCAGAGCATGTAAGCACTGGTGCGCCCACCACTAAAGCTGATGCAAGTAGGCTCTTTGATTTTGAATGGGTCGCTCATGCTTGGGACTCGCCAGCGGGTAATTGGGGTATCGATTGGGACTCACTGGCGGGTAGCGTGACATTCCAGGTTCGGAAGCTCTGCTGCTTGGCTATCGTCTCGGGACATTCTTTCGATGGTGGCTTCCATCCTGCTCGTCTCCAAACGGTCTCGACTGGAATGCACCAGTCTTCAGGGTGAATCTGACAAGCCATTAGATCGAGCCACAAGGGCGGTTTATTTGGTTCCATGTAGGTTGGCTCCAGTAAGGGTAAGAAAACGCCTCAGAAGCCGTTTTAATGGCTCTGATGGGCATTGTGAGATTAAATGGACTCGTGAGCGGGTTAGGCGATACAGTCTCGAGCAAAGGCCAGGGCTTTGTCTTCAGTGTCGAAAAGCTTCAGCACGGGCAATATTTCGTCAGCGTCTGTATCGATCAGACGCACGACCCATTGCCCTCGAGCATTCTGATAGACCTGAGCGGCAATGCCGTACTCATTGTTTTTTAAAATGGTCATATTGATATCTCACAGGTAGAAAAACACTGCCGCGCCTAAGGCAATGCCGAAGGTAGCGGCAATGATCCAGTCTATAAAAGCTTGTCTCATTGCCTGATTCCTTTATTGATAGTGAGCGGCAGACTTGCCATGGGCGACTATGGCAATGGATACTGACTCGGGTTTAAGTGCTCCGTCACATGCTGCGCAATTGATGCATTGCCTACGATTGCCACCCTCGGGTGATGCAGGACAATAAATCTCACGGTCAAGCTTAGGGGTGGCATTGATTGCTATCACCCTAAAAGTTCTCCACCCCATTGCGCGCGCAATATCTCGATCTTCGATCGAATCAGCGCTGGCCATGCATATCTCCCTATGTGCCTGAGCAAAAGCTTGCGTCCATTGATGCGAGTAACCCGTCCAATCTAAAGCTTCAGACAACAATGCTAGCCATGTGTAAGCTGGAATCATGGCCGGGTCACCATATGCCCCTAAGCGAACCTTACGACCCTTCAGCTGTGCTGCAGCATGGCTAAGATTGCGTGACATATCCGGATATGATCCACGGCGGAAAGCTTTATAGATTGCGCTAACTGACTTGCCATGGTCTACGTAGCAGGTACGTTTGCGATTCTCTGCCGCATTGCCGCGATGTATACAGCTGCCGCATATGCTTTGATCTTCGCCATTGTTTACAGCATCAACCGGATGGATATCTGATCGGATGATGTACGTTTGTACCATATCACCGGTTTTTACGTTCTTAGAACGAAGAACGGCAATCCCGACAATAGGTGCATTGTCAATTGGCGACCTGCCACGATAAAAGATAAATCCGCGCATGTGATTCTCCGTTGGTTGTTAAGTACTACAAAACAATATTCACATACTTTGTAGACATGCTTTATATACTTTGGTATTAAATAAACACAAATACACTCTAAAGCGTAAAAGATGTTAGATAAGCATTCTTAAAACTTTAAAACTATATATAGGTGTATAGGGTTACTTGTATAGATATATATATGGGACTATCTCTCATCAGTGTTACAGGGTCATTGAGTGTTTAATATCTATCTGTCCCCGTGATCGATTTATTCGATCACTAGTGTGCGCAAGGGTCGGACGGTGAGCCTTTCCCCGTCATGACATGCCTACTCATCACTCCGCTCAAGGTCACATGGCCATGACTTGGGCACAACCAAGCTCGCATCAGCTCAGACTTGGCGCAAGCGAATGGGACGGGGGGTCGGGATTTAGGTGCACCATAACTCGTTCCGCCCCAATGAAAACGCAGGTATACTGGAAATGTTTTTCTAGTATGGAGATTGATATGACGCTTCAGATGAAAGAATGCTCTAAGTGCAAAGAGAAAAAAAGCGGTGACTCTTTTTATGTTGACAATTTAATTTGCAAGTCGTGCATAAGCGCTTACCAGAAAGCGTACAGAGCGAAGAAGAATGCCAACAAACCAGCAGACTGGAAACAAAAAACAAAAGATAAGAAGGCTTATCAAAAGGCGTGGAATGAAGCCAATCCTGGTTACTCAACCCGTAAAAAAAGGGAATGGTGGCAACAAAACAAAGACAAACTAAAAGTTAAGTGGGCTGTTAGAGATGCGATTTTAAGCGGAAAACTTGTGAGGTCACCGTGTTTTATATGCGGAGAAGTAAAGGTTGAAGGCCACCATCCTGATTACTCTAGGCCCTTAGACGTTGTTTGGCTTTGTACACAACACCATAGGCAACTACATAAAGAGCATAAACATAAGTTACTATCACATGCTAGTTAACTAGGAGATGTACGAGATGTTTACGTTAGAGAGAGGGTTAGCGATACCGGAGAGGAAGACTAGTCCTAAATACCCTTACGAACAGTTAGAACTAGGAGATAGTTTCTACATACAAGATGGTGACTTAGCTAAGTTATGTAATGCTAACTATAGAGAGTGGAGAAGGACTGGGAAGAAGTACACGGCAAGGAAGGTGGATAAGGGTGTTAGGGTGTGGAGGATTGAGTGAAGCATGATGATGCGGTGAGATGGATTACGAAGTATGCAGAGGGTGATCCTAGTTATCCGTATCTGGCGATGAAGTGGTATGAGGATGAGAGGAAGAAACGTCCTTTGAGTGCTGATGAGCAAAAGACGGTGATGTGGTTAAAGGAGACTTATGGAATTGAAGCAAGATTGCAGAAACTGCCATTACAGCCAAGAGATTGGGTTAAAAGAAAGTCATGAGGGTAAGGAAGTGGTATTGATTTGCACAAGGGATGGTTTGCTGGCAGAGAAGGTGTGCATGTATTACCAATATGAACCAGGTACTGAATGAAGTTTGATCTCAATCACTTCTATAAGTTCTGCAAGGAACTGAAGGTTGAAACCAAAGAGTTGGGGATACAACGGTTAGGGTATCGTTTGCTTGGTAGTCAGACTTATGTGATGGAAGAGATTGCCAAGGGGTTGAATAACAACATTCACTTCTTTGTGATTCTCAAGGGTAGGCAGTTAGGGATAACGACCATATCGCTTGCTTTAGACCTTTACTGGCACTTTAAGAACCCTGGGTTTCAGGGAACACTGACAACCGATACGGAAGAGAATAGAGACCAGTTCAGAACGACACTGGCGATGTACATGGATGGTTTGCCACCAGAGTTCAAGATTCCTTTAATGACGCATAACAGGAATCAGATGGTGTTAAAGAACCGGTCAAGGCTTTTCTACCAGGTGGCAGGCTTGCGAGCCAAGGGGTCGTTAGGAAGAGGTAAGGGGATTACCTATCTGCACGGTACTGAGACATCGTCTTGGGGTGATGAAGAAGGATTAGCATCCCTGCTCGCGTCGTTGGCAGAAAAGAACCCTAACAGGTTATATCTCTTTGAGAGCACTGCCCGCGGGTTCAATATGTGGCATGACATGTGGACAGTGGCAAAACGTGCCAAGACACAGAAAGCAATCTTTTGTGGCTGGTGGCGTAATGAACTCTACAGTGCTGATCCCAAATCCGATGTGTATCGAGTGTACTGGGATGGGAAGTTAAATCCGGAAGAGAAGGAATGGACAAGAGAGGTTAAGAAACTCTACCAGGTGGAGATCAATTCAAGGCAGATTGCCTGGTGGCGATGGAAGATGGCTGAAGGCATCAAAGACGAAGCCTTGATGTATCAAGAGTTCCCGCCGACTGAAGACTATGCCTTCATCATGACGGGTTCGAGTTTCTTCTCACATGCTCGATGTACTGATCAAGCCAAGGTTGCTAAGCAATTGCTTCCCAGGTTTTATCGGTTTTCCATGGGTCAACTCTTTGAAGACACAGAACTCATTCAAAGTACGGAGCGCATGGCAACGTTAAAGATATGGGAGGAACCTGTTGACAACGCCTATTACGTTATCGGTGCTGA